CACATGGTATGTTGAATGTCCAACGTGCCTCTAACTCTGCCTTTGCCATGAGGGTTTCGATAGTAATATCATCCCACTCAATATTGAGATTAGGAATAAAGTCATCCCCATATTTCTCTAGCAGGTTACGTAGTTTCTCTAGCGTAGCTGCATCACCATTGACCATGTCAAATCCAATGTTAGCAACGTCCTCGCCCACCACCTGTTGGAACAGTTTAGATAATACCTCTTGTGCTACATCACTGCCCATAGGCTGTTCGCGTTTGATAGAAGCAAACATAGAAGCATAGGCTTGCTTCTGTGCTGTAGTCAGCGTAGGATTGTTAGATACAAACAGTGCCTCAACTTCATCTGGTGAGACGGTACGCTCGTACCTATCCATAGCTGTATCAATAGCTTCTTTAATTTTACGTGCATCCTTGCTGAACAAACGTGGTGGACACTTGCTACCACGATGCTCGTCATAGAATGACTTATCCATTAGACTTCTAATAATCGACAATTCCATTTAAGTTCTCCATATCTGTCGGGTTACGATATTTCAAATCATCCTTCAAACGTAGGACACGAACATCGTTTACATGTCCACGTAGTTCCTTTGCCATTTGCAAAGTCTTCGGTAGCGCATCGGGGTCTAACGCTATTACCGCTGTCGAGAACTGTGCAAGATACCCTTTATGCGAATCTTGTAGAGATGTACCAAGAAGCGCAACCCCGACAAAGGAACCGTAACCAACAACGGCTGCACTCACACAGTCCTCGACAACAACTGCGACTCTACCACAACCAAAATTAAAAGGCAAGCCACTTTTTCCATATCGTTTCCATTTAGGTAAACGCTTACTCAAAGCACGTCCCGTAGCATCTACGATTTTGTTATCGTGCATTACAGGAAACACTACACGATTTTCTTTTACATCATACATCAAACCTAGTTTCTTTGCATCAAGTCTCCAAGATTCAGCCCAGTGTTGAACTTCTAAACTATATGGAACTACATATTCAGGCAATTCAAACGTGTTTTGAAAAGCAAAATCCTCTGTGTTATTAAAACTGGTACGTATTTCCTCTGCAGTCATGTGTATACGATTGCCACCACGCACATTACACGTAGCCTTGTAACAATTCCACACAAGAGAACCTAGATTATTGGTTACAGTGAATGTCTTTGTGCCACCACAGTTGGGACAATCCATACGTTTAGTCTGTCCATTAGGTATATCCATATCACTTATAATGTTATATATATTATTCATTATATACTCACTTTCGTTGTCGGCATTTAAGTGCTTTTACCATAAGATTTACGTACTGTCAAGGCATTATTTGCACTCTCGTACGTATTTTTCATGTACGGTTTTACTGATTGTGGATTGCTGTGTCCTGTAACCGACATAATTTGTCCCATAGGGACACCAGCTTCAACCATTTGTGTCGTACCTGTCCTGCGTAAATCCATTAGACGTAATTTATCAGGCAGTCCAGCTTCGCGCATGACAAGCCTACCAGCTTGGCCTAGTCTATCTATACCATAAGGATGGTAGACGCCGTGTACGGGCTTTATTCGGGGCGCAACGTACTGTTGAAAGCCAAACTCTTGCTCCTGCTGTGTCAGCATTTCAAGCAGGTCATCTTGTATAGGCAAAGTCACCTCTGCCCTACGCTTAGACTGCTCAAGATGTAGCTTACGCCCATCAAAATCTATATTGTCCCATGTCAACATACGCATATCACCAAGACGCTGACACCATTCATACGCCATGTGAACTATTAATCCGATACTACGCCACTCAAACTTAGAGTAAGCAGTGTCAAGGAATTGACGCACATCATCTTCTGTCCACACGACTTTTCGTTGTGGTGGTGTTTTGCGTTTTATGTTTGCAAATGGATTGACGTGCGTATATTCCATTTCAATAGCGTAGCGAAACAGGATAGATGACACAGTGCATACATGGTTGGCGAGACTGATGCCTCGCACAACCCATCTTTCGTATGCGTGTTTGGCCTGCTTACTTGTGAGTTCACAAAAATTCACAGAGCCAAAATCGTCCACCATTATACTAAGAAAGTATTGATAGTCTTTCTTAGTTCTGCTTCGTAACATCTTGAAATCATTGGAATTATAATACTTATCCACAAGATGTTTTACTGTCTTCATTTCAACTCCTCACATTCTAGTTCATCATAATCATCCTTTGTTTCCACAAAGCTGTAATCGGATAGCTTGTAGAATTGATTCGTATGGTCATTAACATACTCTCCGTTCCCTAATGAAATATTGGGACGATTAAATATCTTATGTACATACTCTTCAGGATTTTCACCTCGCTCATAGAAAAATTTATACGTCTTATAATGTTGCCACTGTCTACCTTTCACACCCTTAACCCAATACGCTGTAGAACATCTTACTGTCCAGTAGTTGAAGCGTGGTAAAAACCACGCCCCATTTAATGTTTTAGGTTCGTCATTATCGTGGAACCTTTTTGTATAAGGCCAACCATCATCAATCATGCTGCAATCAACTCCTTAAATGGCTTGCTGTCAATCCACTGGGACACCTTGCTCTCACGCTGGAACATGGACACAGCGTTGGTATCCTTGCCAGTGTTACGCAGAGCAAAGCCATTGCGCTCATCAGCATAGCTTGCATAGTTAGTAAACGCAGAATACAAAGCCCAGACATTCTGTCCACGAACTGATGCTTCTTGGTTGTACAAGTTAAGCATTTTTTCAGATGTCCTGTCAGACTTGAGTAAAGTCTCAAGCATAGACTTAACGTCACCGACAAACAGAGGCTTGTTAGCCCAGCCCTGTAAGCGTTCTGACTGTGCGTAGAATGACTGCGTAGATTCACGAAGGTCACGAATAAACCTACCCATGCTAAAGTTAGCAGAGTTCTTACGCCGTATCTTGTCATGCTCACCACGAATCATACCATTGGTGCAGAAGAAATCTATCGCACCAAAATATGTCTGGTTGGAACAGCTACCATCAATACCATGCAAGGCAATAATACGTTGTGCAATGGTGGTGCTGTGCCTGTCTGTCTCAATACGTGCAGTCACATTAGGCAGGGTCATGTCGAGCATAGCCCATGCATTATGTCGGGCAATGTTCCACTTCATATTCATGCCCTCACACTCTGCATCGCCAAGGTTCTCTGTGATAGTGTTATGTACACCCTCAAAGAAATCAGCGTGACTGGCACAGTTGAACGTGTCACCCACCACACCGATATAGTCACCCGTGTTACCGTTGATGACATACTTCTTGTCTCTCACTTTGGTAGGCTCAAACACAGGCTTGAAGTTAAGGTTGTCTGGTAAAAAATCAAATGGCATATTTATCTCCTTTCATGTCAACTGACGATTATCTTATACAGGTTATAGCACAGAAAAAAATAGGGGTCAAGTGTTTTAGAACTTAGTCACTAAAGTGACACCCTCTTTATCTAACTGCCTCATGGCCATGTATTCTTTCCACTTAGCATCTATCAGGGCTTGGTCTGCACCTTCAAATATTAAGTCACCATGTTCACGCATAAGCCTACGCCTCTCGTCTGCCACGTGCAACAGTCGTTTGTCACTGGCCTTATCTGGGTATATTGGGTCTATATACATTGTCATCACTCCTTTCTATGCAAAAGCATTGCTGTTGTGGATACTCAAAACTGCGTATAGTAGATTCGTAGTGACACTGCGACATCCATGTATGCCCAGACCACACCTCTAGTTCTACGGTATAGGTATTAATCGTGCCTAAACAGGCAAGCACTACTGTTATACTATTCATCCTATTATCCTTTCTATGATACCAGCTATGGCATGATAACCTGCCCAGCCTAAAAATGCAAAGACGCAAAAGAACACGAACATTTCAATGCCATCATGCGTGAGGTAATAATATTTCACCTTGTGCCAATACTTACTCATGTTCGCCCCCATTGCCTCTGCCAAGCCCACCAAAATACTGTGGCCTACGCTTGGCTGTTTCAAACACACCTGCCGTAATGAACACACCAGCTATCAGCAGGGCGTGTAGTGCAGCACTGATACCGAACACAACGACAGAGCCTACCCACATAGAAAAGATAATGCACCACATCCATGCCAGTATCTGCATGACCATGTGCCTTGTGTTTGTGTCAGGTATATTGGACAGCGGATTGTACCTACTGTCCATGATTAGTTTGTATGTGTTACGCATCGTCATCAATCTCCTGTATACTTTCTAGCGTCCAGTCATGTCCCTCATCAACTTGCACCCATCCTACACATGATGGTGCTATACTCCACGCAGTATGTTCATCAGGTGCTTCAATGGTAGTTTCAAATCCCACATCCATTGTGGCAGTTACTTTGTACTTAGGCATCATCAATCTCCTCTATATCAACGTCCACACTACCAAAATCAAAGCATTCAATGGCAATACTCTCTGCCTGTGTTTCATCATCTGCCTTTACTTCAACCTCTGATTCTATTCGTACTAAATATCTAGGCATCATCATTCTCCTCTTCATATAGACGTAGACAGGCTTGTAAATGTTCCCAATAGTAATATTCATCTGCATCATATAGTATACCGTCAATCTCAATCATCATCATTCTCCTTTACAAATAGTTCATGTGGTATCTTGTCCCACTCAGCACGTCTGATACGCCACTTGTCATGCTGAACAGGTGTGCAAAAGCGCACCCACTTCCTACCCACCACTACCCACACAAGGCGTGTGCCACATACAGGATAGCGTGTGTCGTATAGGTCACAACGGTATAGCTGGGCATCAGACCACGTTTTTTCGGTGGGCTTCCAACTAGGTGACAATTTCATAATGGTCTCCTTCACAATGACCATACCAGCCCTCTTCCCACTCATCCAGTTTGTATGGATAGTCGTAGGGCTGCATTTCATTTACCAATGCTAGCATTTCTTTTATGGTCATGTCAAATAGTTTTCCTGTGTGTATTTCGCGCACAACTATTATTTGGTTTGGGTCAATCATAATTGCACCTTTCCATTCTCATTTAATAATACAGATTGCACATTGACACGATAGCCCATCTCACGCAACTCTCGCGCTTTTTCTGTTGCTACATAAAGCGAGTGTGTCGCATGATGACACGTCCATCCATCACCTCTATCGTGTGTATAATTAATCAAGAATACTTCGTTCATATTATCCATCCTTGTACAGTTTGTACATTATATAACATATTCCTACCACACATACAAGCAGATAACCGCCAATGAATACATCATCCCACGGCATCTGATTGTATATGCACAGTGCTGTCAGACACTTAGTCACGGGTAACGCTTGCCCATATGTGAGGCTACAGCTTCACTGTCTGACTCTGACAAGTCAAACGCCTTGTTAATAATGGTGACACGCATAGATTGTTCTATCATTCTATTACGCTTCCATTCAGGGGCTTTTTTACTCACCTTTTTTATACGCATCTTGCTCGTATTTAATCGCATTATTCTCATCCTTTCGTCTATTGTGTGAACCCTTACCCTTGTTTGGCTTTTCTACTATAGGTCTTCGCCTATTGTATGCCGCCACTGGGTTATGCACTCTTGTTACTCTGATAGCCATGTGTTACCTCTTCTCTAGGTTATATGCCACAATGCCCCAGCCTACGACTAGACACCATGCACTGCATCCAAAGAATGTCCATGACAGCCATGTCATATGACCTACACCATGTAGCGATAGCATGGCAAGCCCAAAGAATACGCCCACCATTAGCATGGCAATCAAAAACAAGTCTAGCATTTCAAATTTTTTCATCAGTCTATCTCCCAATCTCTCAGAATGTTAATGGCAAAACCACCCACCACTTTCAACTTTTTAACTTGTGTTGCGTTCAAGCATTTTTGTTGCATCAATTCATTTACAATGCACCTGCTTTGCCTGTCTTGTGGATAGTATCTGGTTGTCCCGTAGACATCCTTTACGCTAAAGTTTAATAGATTTTCCATTGTCACGCCCTCTCAGCTTGTGTTAATTCATACCACCTATTGGCAGCACCTATTATCATGTTGGTATATTTGATAGCATACCCAGTGCCAGCAGTCAAGTCACCCTTAGTGATTAGGTGTTTGTGCATATGTTGCACGTTGTCCCACTCACTCAATAACCGTTTGCACAATGCGTCATATTCATCATCTGTTAATACTTGCTTATCTTCCTTGTAGTATAGATAACTACTCATTAGATAGTAAGGCACTAGCCTATTGATAGATAAGTTTTCAATTAGTGTGTTTGCACTATTCATTATGCACCTACCATTACAGCTTGCACGTGAAACTTGCTAACTTTTTGTGCTGTATCCAATGCTTTATTTGCACGATTGCCAGCTACATACTCGCACCATGTATCCCACCAGTATTGCGCGCCGCCAGTGTCTCGCGTAAATTGCACATAGTCCGCAATCTTTTTGAGTTTGGTATCACGCTTCACACCCTTGGGAAATTTGAGTGCCGCGCGTGATAATCCTAATCTGTCACAATTATGGCTATCTATGCACGACACATCTAGCCCCACCATTTGCGCCACAAATGCCGCTTTGACAATGCCAAGGTTTGGCACGTTGGTTAGCACATCAATAGCCGCAACCGCATCATTTGTTTTGACAGCCTCTTTAATAGCCGCAAAAATCACGCGCTTATGTTCTTGTAGATACTTATAGCCATCACGTTTGTTGCCCCATAGATACTTGCTATTTGCGCCGTTTGCGTCTATGTCCAGCATTTGTGCGTGAGTTGATGTTAGGCTAGCTTGTATCGTAGTTAATACAAACGTGCCAACACGCGCCAAGTTATCAGGATTTTTAAGCGCAAACTTGGCAATCTTTTTGCAATCAGTCTTGTACATAATTCACCTCTATTGTTGGTTGATAGTGTAGTTATGGGGTGCAATGCACCACGATAGCACATTGCACCATAACGCTATGCGGCATCACGTTTTGCTTCAAACATGATTGCACGTTCCTTTTCAATTAACTCACTGATAATGGGCTTTGCATTTACCGTTGTGATAGGTACAAACTGGCCTTGTTTATCACGTGCTACTGATAAGAAACCGTTGTTTTGTGTTACAATCATAATATCACCTCTTTTGATTGTTGGTTACGTTATGGGTGTAACATTACACCCCATAATTACACTTTGTCAAATTATAAATATGGGCTAGGTGCATGGCATCACTTTTGAAGTGTACACCTCACCCATATTTTGGCAAGGTTGCTGTCTCTATCGGCCATGCATCCATTGGGTTGGAACTTTTCAGGCATGATTAGTCTCAATAGGTAGCTAACGCATTATTTCTCTTATACGATACTGCTACACCTTGACAGCTTTGGCATGGTCTAGGTTCGGCCTAGTCTGGTATCCATGTATACCCCACAATTCAACATCTTCTATGAGAGCGCACTATTGCGGCGAGTCGCATTTATTGTTAGCAGTCTAAACTTGCAATGTCTGTTTTGTCAATTCCTCTTTTTTTGTTTCAGTCTCATTACGTTAATTCGCATTCAATTTTTAGTCAAGTCTTATTCGGTATTCTGTTTTATTCTGGTAGGCCTAGCCCTATGTAGCCGTAGCGATTAAGGGTTATCTAGCGTTTATCTTAGCGGCCATGTTGAAACTTGCGTTTGGTCTGGTTATCGCTTCGATGTTTAAAAGACTAAACCGAAAGCATATGAAATGTAAACCCCTAACTAACATATTGATTTATAAAGATAAAATAGCATTGAGTAAAATAAGCTATTGATTTTATTGAATAATTATTTTTAAAAAAAATTAAAAAAGATAAATTTTTTTTTGTATTATATAAGTATGCATATTTTTGAGGGGGTGTAGTGTGTAAACATTTACAAACACCGCCATGTTGTTTTTGTAAACATTTTATAATTTACAACTATAAGCAGCACAATATAAATATAGACTGATACCATAACAGTCTATTTTATTGGCTAAGTTGTTGATAATAAATAAAAAAGCATCAATTTTGCTATTATTTTTTTATTTTTTGGCTGATTTGGCGGCATATCTTTTGAAATCAAGAGGGTACGGGCAGGACGCCACACCCCGTACGTACGTATATGTATGTAGAAATACACAGATTAGGAAAATTAAGTGTTAACCACAAGTGCAACTGACAGTTCGCCATACATGAGCAACGCTAAATTTACCTCTTTTTAAAAATAATTACGTGATAGGGGTTGACATGCTTAAAAAAATATGGTATAATTATGTATAACTAGACACACTTAAAGTGATTCACTTAAATGTTTACTTAATAACTCTTAAAAAGACTCTTTAACTATAGACATTTAAGTGTATAGTTAAGAGTTCTTATAAGATTTTCTTTGCTAATACATTTTAAGTGATAGTATTCGTGCCTATAATTAAAAAAGTTCTTGACTTTGGCTAAGAAATCCGTAAAACTATACACAGATAATGTACTTGATGCATTTTATCATGCTATTCGTACTAATTCGTTAGACCGTTTACACATACCACACAGCGATGTGTTCTACGTGCGTAGTGCTGTTGAAGCACATTACGGACGTAAGTTTACTTTGAAGCACGTAGAAGATGCTATGAGGGCTGAAGGGTGGACAGAGAAAGATGAACAATGATACCTATTACCTTCTATGTATTTCTATCTGTAATCGTTATGCCAGATGGCACACTTAAAAGCTACACGGAAAATGTAGTTGAGTGTCCCACAGAAGAAGCTGTGCTACAGATGCATCAGCATAGATTAGAGAAGGGTGAAATAAGAGATTGGGCAGCATCTTGTGGCCCAATGACATTAATGTTTAACGAGCCGCCTAAAATACCTGAACCACCTGCAGAGGAGTTGTCTACATAATGTCTGTCAAATATCGTGGCATAACATTCCCCGGTTACAACAAACCTATCAAGAGTAATCGTGCGGGTAAAAAGAAAATGGTTCTTGCTAAGAAGGGTGAGACAATTAGATTAATTCATTTTGGTGCTACAGGCTATGGTCACAACTATAGTGCTGCAGCCCGTAAGTCGTTCCGTGCTAGACACAAGTGTGATACTGCCAGCGACATCTTGACAGCCCGATATTGGGCTTGCCGCACACTCTGGGGTGGAGCAGGCGGCAGTACAAAATCATCACCAAAGTCTAGGAAAGGAAAATACTAATGGCACTCCCAGCACTTATACCCGTAATTATGATGGGCGGTAGAATTATTGGACGTATTGCAAGTAAAAGGCTTGCTGGTCAATTAGCAGGTAAATTAGGTAAAGGTCAAAGAATTGTTAATAAGCCTGCCTCACAAGCAAAAAATGTACCTAATGTAACTAGCGTAAATCAGGCAAGAAATTTAAAACCACCTACAAAGGTAGTAGGTAAAGGACCAGCACCAGCATCTATTCGGACAGGTGCGCCTAAGTCTCCAAAGAAGCCTTTACGTGCAGACCCTAAAGACCGTATTAGCACCCCAGCAAAAAAAGCTAAAACAACTGCTACAGGCACATCAACACAGAAGAAAATTGTGGGTGCAGGTCTAACTGCAGCATCGTTATCTGGACTTTTACCTGATAGAAAAGGTAGTGGTAAGTCACAAGCTGGAACTAAATCAGGACCAAGCACAAAAACAACTGTTAGTGATGCACAAAAAAGGGGACAGGTTAGAAAAAATCAAACTACATCAAAGGCAGATAAAAATAAATCAAAAAGTTTTAAAGACTATAAATCTGTGGCAGCAGCACAAAAAGATAACTCTAACTTTTTTATGGGTAGAGATGGTAAAAAGAAATTAGCTGTCACTGCGGAGCAACTAAAAAAATCTGGACTAAGCCTTAATGCTATGGCAAACAAAGTTCGTGCTGGTTCTAGCATTAAACAGTTAATAGCTAAGAGGAACAAGTAATGAGCAAACGAGGAGACAAAACTGGTCGCGAGGAACTGCGTAAATTAAAAATTTTAGATATGCAGAAACTTATGAGTGAACCGGGCCTTACCTCTAGTGAGCGTAAGATGGTACAAGATAAAATTAAAAAGTTAAAAGCTGGGGGCAATCCATTGTCTGCAGAATTTGAACTTAACGCGGGGGGCGATGTGACAAAGAAAAAGAAAAAGGTTCCAGTAATAGCTATATCTGTAGGCATGGCTGAAATGCCTAAAGATAAAAAGGGTCCAATGAAAATGGCTATGGGTGGCATGGCTAATGGAAAGAAGCATATGTATCTTAACGAAGGTGCATTGGTTACAGAAAATTTAAACCCCGGATTAAAAGCATTAGCTAAAGAAAGACCAGACGTAGTTAAAAAGATTCTAAAAAAATAATGGTTGCTAAAGTATCAACAATAAAACGTAAGATACGTTCAGGCCAAAAGCTAGGCTTTAGTGAAAGAGCAAGAGCAGTAAACAAAGGATTGTTACCAAGTGTCGCTAAAAAGAATACCAAGAAAAAAGGGGCAACCCGCCGGGTCTAAGAAACACAGTGACCTGTACACAGACGAAAACCCTAAAGGTACAATTAAAGGTCTAAAGTTTGCTACAGTCAAAGATGCGGAAGCATCTGTGCGTAAGATAAAAGCATCAGGACGTTCACATGCTCACAAGACACAAGCTGCTATCGCTATGGAACAACGAGCCAGAGCAGCGGGAAAAACTGCTGCAGCTAGTGTATACCGCAGGTTCATCGAATCACAGAAGAAAAAGACCCGTGCATCCCGTAGAACGTGATATACGAAAGTGGTCACACGAGTTTCTTGAAAAGCCTAGCAATAAACTCAATGGCCTGCCACCTTGTCCATATGCGAAGCAAGCATGGCTAGACGATAAAGTTACGTTTAGCATAAACACTGGACTAGATGGGCTGGCAGAAGAAATAAAAAAGTTTTCTACACACGACTATGATATAGTTATATGGGCAGAAGAAGATATGCCAGAGATGGGCTATCTTGATGGTTGGTGTGATGGCGTAAATGAAGCCATGTCAATCGCTGGCATAGATATGCACCTTATGGTATTTCATCCAGACTATGATGCTGAAGAGGCAGGTCTGGACTTTTTAGTAGATGATGGTGTCACAGATGACACGTTAGAATATTGCATGGTGTTCGTGCAATTACTATCAAAGCTAGACGATGCAGCTTTGAGTTTGGAAAAGTCTGGATACTATAAAGAGTTTCCAGAATGGGTTTATCAGAGTCTAGTATTAGACAGAAGGAAGTTACGAAATGGTAATGCACGGTAAAAAGAAAATGGCAAAGAAAATGCGGGGCGGTGGTTCTGTAATGCCAAAGCGGATGGCTGGCGGCGGTATGGCTAAAATGGCTAAGAAGAAAATGCGCGGCGGCGGTATGATGAAAAAGAAAATGATGCGTGGTGGAATGGCTAAAAAGAAGAAGTAATATGAAATGGCTAAAATGTTTGCCAGTGTCAAGCTGGATAAAAAGCGTCCGAAACGCAGGCGAGGCGTTCATAAAAAGAATACAAACAAGCGTAACAAACCTAAAACCTTTTTTGGTTAAATGTCTTGGTTGGGGTTTACTTTACATGGGCAAACCCTTTACCAAGATAGGTAACTGGTTTTGGAAACGCCATCGTGATGTATTAGACAGGAATAAAAAGTAATGCCTAGAGTTGTTGATGGTTCTAAGTTTACAACACTAGGTGTTACTGTTGGTACGGGTGCAACTGCATTATACACAGTGCCATCTAATTATGCATCAGTTATACGGCATTTGAGTTTAAATAATAACAATAGTGCAGCAAAGAAAATAACCGCACAATATTATGACTCTAAAGCAGCTAGGTATTATTTTTTAACTGAGGACTTGTCTATAGCAGCTAACTCATTTATTAACATAGTTGATGGCAACTTTATTAGTCTTAATGCTAATGATAAGATTGTATTATCAGCAGAAACAGCAGGAACCATATCTGCATTAATATCTGTTGAAGAATACTATGACCCGAATAGATAGGATGTAAAATGGCTCCAAGAAAAAAAGCAACGCCTAAAAAAATGCGTATGTCTAAGGGTGGCTCTACAGTAAACAAAGCGGGTAACTATACAAAACCTGCTCTCAGAAAAAGAATATTTAACAGAATCAAGGCTGGGAGTAAAGGTGGCGCACCCGGACAGTGGAGTGCTAGAAAAGCTCAGATGACTGCCCTAGCTTATAAAAGGGCTGGCGGTGGGTACAGAAATTAATGCCACCACGTAATCATAAAGATTGGATAAAAAAACCTAATGTAGAGTATGTAAACTCTCTTATATACTCTGACCGAAGTTTATATGAGCAAGAGCAAGAAAACATATTTTCTAAAGTCTGGGTTCCTATGTGTCATATCAGTGAGATGCGTAACAAGGGTGACTATAGGACTACAAGAATTGCAGACAAAAGAGTTATAGCAATTAACGTAGACGGTGAGAATGTTCAGGCTTATTATAATACTAATGACATCGACCATCGTAAACCTGCTGGAAATATTACCTATGATTTTGCTACTGTAGAAACTCCGCTGCATAGCGAAATAAAACACGGTGGCATGGTATGGGTAACACTAGACCCTAACCCAACACAGAGTGTCGAAGAATGGACATGTGGTGCATTTGATTGTATCGCAGACGCAATTGACACAGAAGAACTAGAAGTATTTCACTATCACAAAGCTGTCATAGACACAAACTACAAACTGTGGCACGATACTAATTCAGAGTTCTATCACGACTTTATGCATTACTTTAATCGTGTGTCAGGATTTAATGATGAGTACTTTGCTAGAAAGAATATCCCATTTGATAACGGACACGTCAACGTCAGTAGTTTTACAGTTAACTACGAAGAGTACGATGGTTTTGAAGACAGAGGAGAACTTAGTTTCCCTAACCTTCCACCTAACCAATGGTATATGGTAGACTTATTTCCCGGCTATAACTTTAACCTACGTGGCAGTGCATATCGCAGTGACAGTGTAACACCACTAGGACCAAACAAAGTATTGATTGAGTTCCGTGGCTACGGTTTGCGTAGGGACACAAAAGAAGAAAGACAGACACGTATCAAACATCATAATTCTATATGGGGACCGTTTGGTAGAAACTTACATGAAGACTTGTTAGGTGTCGCAGGTCAAGGCACTACAATGCGAGAAGGAACAGAACCCCGTAATATCTTGCATGGTAGACATGAGAACAGCACAATACACGATGAAGTAGGTATGAGACACTACTACGCAGAGTGGTCTAAATGGATGCAAGTGGACGCTAGTAACCCGGCACTAGCAGCAGCGTAAAATAAATGACTATTAACCAACCAATGAGGAACAGAGATGATTGCAGAAACCCTTGCGGGTATTGCACTGGTGAAGAGTGCCGTAGATGGTATTAAGTCTACCATCAATACCGCCAACGATATAGGCGAGATTGCTAAATATGTAGACAATCTGCTTGAGGGTGAAAAACAAGTACAACAACAAAGGGCTAGAAAATCAGGGGTCAGTATTGGGGACCAGTTTGGAATAGAGTCAGTAGCCCAAGAAGTAATAGATGCACGTATAGCGCAAGAAAAAGTCAATGAGATGCGTACTTTAGTGGACCTTCGTTTTGGTCCGGGGACGTGGCAGTCTATAGTAGATTTAAGAAATAAAAGAATTAAAGAAGCGAAAGAAGCTAGAGCAAAGGCTAGAAGAGAGGCCATACGCCGACAGCAGGAGATGATAGAGAATTTAAAAGTCGCAGCAGGGGTAGGTATAATAGGAGCCGTAGGAATAGGCTTACTTATTTTTCTCTTGACAATTATGTAAGATAATGGTATAACTTAAACATGGCACTGGCAAAATCACAACGTAGTCTAAAGAACTGGACAAAACAAAAGTGGAGAACTAAAAGTGGTAAAAAGTCTTCCGAAACAGGCGAGCGTTATTTACCAACCGCTGCTATCAAAGCGTTATCGCCGCAAGAATACGCAGCTACCACCCGTGCTAAAAGAAAGGGAACTCGTGCTGGTAAGCAGTTCGTTAAGCAGCCTAAAGAGATATCAAAGAAAACCGCAAGGTTTAGACGAGGAGTAGGAAGCTAATGTGGACAGCGTTGATAGGTCCGATTGCTAATATAGCAGGAAGTTGGATGGATGGAAAGGTCGAACAGACAAAAGCTAAAGCTAGTGCTAATGTTGCTAGAGCGAAAGCTGAAGCAACGATTATGGAAAAGAAAGCCACTGGAGAGATTGACTGGGACATTGAAATGGCCCGTTCTTCAGCATCCTCGTGGAAAGATGAATGGCTTGTAATTTTGTTTAGCATACCATTGATATTAGCCTTTATCCCCGGCATGGAAGATGTGGTGCGTAATGGGTTTGAACAACTCAACAAAATGCCTGAATGGTATCAATATTCCTTGGGAGTTATCGTTGCCGCTTCTTTTGGGGTACGTTCAGCTACAAAATTCTTTGGTAAAAAATGACATACACTATGGAGAAAATATTAGCATGGAAAATACTCCCAAGACTGATGATGCTATCAATGACGATAATGAGTTATCAAGTGGTTCAGTGGTTTATGGCTCTGGGTGCAGATGCAACGACACAGCAAGCTGCGTTTGTATCGACAGTTGTGGGTGCAATGACAGGGGCGTTTGCTGTATGGATGGGACATGAGAACAAATGACTCACATTATATGGGCGTTGATGTTAAATGTTTGTTTTGAAAATAGTCAGTGTTTTAGTCAGACCATTCAGTGGTTTGAAAATGAACCTGAGTGTTTAGAGTTTAAAGCCATACATGAATCAATACCGCGAGATGGTGATTGGAAAACTGTTGAATATACTTGTGGGATAGTAGGGGCTATTGGTACATGAAATACGATAGACAAGATTTAATTGAAAAACTAATAGTTGCCGAAGGTTTGCGCTTACAGGTATACAAAGACACATTAGGAATTGATACTATTGGTATCGGACGAAACCTAGAAGACCGTGGTATAAGCAAGGAAGAACTTGACTGGATGGATTATCCATCTATTGACCACGTATATGAATGGGGAATAACCGAAGCTGATGCGGTCTATCTAGCAACGAATGACGTACAGATTGTCGAGGAAGAACTGGTACGTGCGCACCCTTGCGTGGACAGGTTGGACTCTGTACGTCAGCTTATATTGATAGACATGGCATTTAATATGGGGGTTCCTCGCCTCTGCAAGTTTAAGAAGATGTGGGCTGCTGTAGAATGTGGTGACTATCCAACTGCAGCAAAAGAAATGCTTGACAGCAGGTGGGCAACGCAAGTAAAAGGCAGAGCTACTAAGTTAGCTAATGCTATGCACAATGGAGAATTTTAATGGGCGTAGAAACAATTCGTTATAGGTCTAAAAAACAAGGAAGTAAACATGGTGTTAGAACTGTTGTAGGCACGGACCCTACTAAAAAGACTAGTTTTTTGCCACACACTATTGAGGATAAACTTAATAAAGCAGCAAAAAATTTTGGAAAATTTGTAGACAAGATAACTGATTAATGGCTAGAGAACTTACAGAAAAGCAACAAGCATTTCTAAACGTCCTGTTTGAAGAGGCAGGCGGTGACATGGTGCAAGCAAAAAAGATGGCAGGATATGCTGACACTTCTAGCACTTCGGAAATTGTTAAAGGTCTTAAAGAAGAAATCCTTGAGGCAACACAAATGTACATGGCTCGTAACGCGCCGAAGGCTGCGATGGCGATGACAGGTGCATTGTATGACCCGACAGAGTTGGGTATTCGTGATAAGATGTCTGCAGCTAAAGAACTGCTTGACCGTGTGGGTCTGGTAAAGACAGAGAAGATGCAGGTAGAAGCTAGTGGCGGCGTTATGCTTATGCCACCTAAAGCACCTGTTGAGGACGATGAGTAGAAGCATAGGCAAGTGGAAGCTGCCACAGCCAACAGACATTAAAGAAGAAAACGAATGGATACCCATTCCACGTATTGCACGTACCGTACCATTCGGATATAAACAGGATGATGAAGACCCCGACATTCTTCAACCTATACCAATTGAATTGGATTTGCTAGAGAAGGCTAGGTCACACGTAAATCAATACAGCTATCGTGAAGTAGCAAACTGGTTGAGTACGCAGACTGGCAGATATATCTCGCATGTAGGTTTGAGGAAGCGATTAACGAATGAGCGAAGACGTAAGAATCAAGCTGCAAGCCTCCGCAAGTGGGCAGAGTATGCGGAAAAGGCAATCGCCAAAGCGGAAGAAATACACACGCAAAGAACAGGTTCCAGAGCCAGCAGCTAAAGTAAAAGAAGTTTCATATGAAACACAAAACATAGAAGAACATGCTAATGTGTTGTTCAAGCCAAACCCCGGACCACAGACGGAGTTCTTGGCTGCAAGTGAAAGAGAAGTTTTGTATGGTGGTTCTGCAGGTGGTGGCAAAAGTTACGCCATGCTTGCAGACCCTCTACGATACATGGGGCATCCACAGTTTAGTGGGCTTCTGCTGCGACACACCACAGAGGAGTTGCGCGAACTTATATTTAAGTCGCAGGAGTTGTACCCGAAAATCTGGCCCGGTATAAAGTGGTCAGAAAGAAAGATGCAGTGGACTGCGCCATCTGGTGCAAGGTTGTGGATGTCTTATCTAGATAGGGATGAAGATGTCTTGCGCTATCAGGGTCTGGCATTTAGCTGGATAGGCTTTGACGAGTTGACACAATGGGCCACACCGTATGCATGGAATTACATGCGGTCACGTCTACGGTCCACTGCAAGCGACTTGCCAATTTTTATGAGGGCTACGACCAACCCCGGCGGCAGAGGTCATCACTGGGTCAAGAAGATGTTTATTGACCCTTCATCATATAACAGAGCCTTTGATGCAACCGATATTGAAACAACCGAAGTCCTACGGTATCCAGCAGGACATAGCAAGGCAGGAAAGCCTTTATTTAAAAGACGATTTATACCCGCAAGACTTTCCGATAATCCATACCTTGCGAAAGCAGGTGATTACGAAGCCATGCTTCTCTCTCTTCCAGAGCAACAAAGAAGGCAACTTCTTGAAGGTGATTGGGATATTAAAGAAGGAGCAGCCTTTACTGAGTTTGATAGGCGGGTTCATGTTGTTGAACCTTATCGTATACCTAGTAACTGGGTTAAGTTTCGTGCTTGCGACTATGGCTACGGCAGCTATAGTGGTGTTGTTTGGTTTGCCGTTGCGCCTTCTGAACAACTTGTGGTATATAGAGAACTCTACGTTTCTAAAGTCCTTGCCACAGACTTGGCAGATATGATTTTAGAAGCGGAAGCAGAAGATGGTAATATTAAGTACGGTGTTTTGGATAGCTCTTTGTGGCATAAACGTGGCGATACTGGTCCTTCTTTGGCAGAACAAATGATTAGCAGAGGATGTCGTTGGAGACCATCAGATAGAAGTCGAGGCAGTCGCGTAGCAGGTAAAAACGAAGTGCATCGTAGACTGCAGATAGATGAATTTACAGAGGAGCCTAGACTTGTTTTCTTTGATACTTGCACACATGTCATATCCCAACTTCCCTCAATACCGTTGGACAAGAAAAACCCGGAAGACATTGACACAAAGAGTGAAGACCACTTGTATGACGCTCTTAGATATGGTATAATGTCACGACCAAGATTTAGTATATTTGACTACGACCCAATGGGTAGACCCGGTGGCGGTATGCAAGTAGCAGATGCGACCTTTGGATACTAAGGAAAAATAGTATGGCTGAAGATGAAATTATGATTGAAGATGATGCTATCGCTCTTGAAGATACAGACGATACATCTCAAACTGATACTGACGTAACAAATATTATACCATTTATTATAGATAGGTATAAGCGTTCTGAGGACTACAGGTATCAGGATGAGGAGCGTTGGTTACGTGCATATCGTAATTATCGGGGTTTATACGGTCCAGACGTTCAGTTTACTGAAGCAGAAAAATCTCGCGTATTTATTAAAGTTACAAAGACTAAAACGCTGGCAGCATATGGACAAATTGTAGATGTTCTGTTTGCTAACCAGCGTTTTCCTTTGTCTATAGAGCCTACTGAATTGCCAGAAGGAGTTGTAGCTGATGTACATTTTGACCCTAAAGAACCAGAACAATTGCGTAGTGAAACTATGCTTTCAAGTCCCTACGGTTTTGAAGGAGACGGCATGGATTTCCCAGTGGGTGCAACCGCCCAAAGTCTTCAAGAAAAACTTGGGGTACTGGAAAACAAACTTGAACCAATACAAGATAAACTAAAAGAAGGGCCGGGTAAAACACCTACAGCTATTGCATTTAGTCCAGCTATGATTGCTGCAAAGAAAATGGAAAAGAAAATTCACGACCAGTTAGAAGAGTCTGGAGCAACTAAACATTTACGTAGTGCAGCATTTGAAATGGCATTGTTTGGCACAGGTGTGATGAAAGGTCCATTTGCTATAGACAAAGAATATCCTAATTGGGGTGACGATGGTAATTACGACCCACTATTTAAAACAATACCGCAAGTAAATCACGTGTCTGTTTGGAACTTTTATCCTGACCCAGACGCTAACAATATGGATGAAGCGCAGTATGTTATTGAGCGTCACAAAATGTCGCGCACTCAATTGCGTAATTTAAAGAAGCGTCCATACTTTAGAAGTGGTGTTATTGATGAAGTTATTCAGATGGGTGAAAACTATACTAAAAAGTATTGGGAAGAAGACTTAACTGACTATGCACCAGAACATGGTATTGACCGCTTTGAAGTTCTTGAGTATTGGGGCATGGTCGATGTTGAGCTTCTTGAAGAACAGGATGTAGATATACCAAAAGAGTTAAAAGAGTTTGATGAACTGCAGGCAAATATTTGGGTATGTAACAATAAACTTTTGCGTATGGTTCTTAATCCATTTAAGCCAGCAAAAATTCCTTATTCCGCAGCACCATACGAACTAAACCCGTATTCATTCTTCGGTGTCGGCATAGCTGAAAACATGGATGATACGCAGACATTGATGAATGGTTTCATGCGTATGGCTGTAGATAACGCTGTTCTATCAGGCAATTTAATTGTCGAGGTTGATGAAACAAACTTGGTGCCGGGTCAAGACTTGTCACTATATCCGGGTAAGATATTCCGGCGACAGGGTGGCGCACCGGGCCAAGCTATTTTTGGTACTAAGTTCCCTAATGTAGCACAAGAGAACATGATGTTGTTTGACAAAGCTCGTGTGTTAGCAGATGAAAGCACAGGCTTCCCATCATTTGCTCATGGACAAACTGGTGTTCAGGGTGTTGGTAGAACAGCGTCTGGTATATCTATGTTGATGGGAGCAGCGCAGGGTAGCACAAAAACTATAATTAAAAACGTAGACGATTATTTGTTAAGACCTTTAGGCGAGGGTCTATTTAGATTTAATATGCAGTTTGATTTTGACCCAGAAATTAAGGGTGACTTAGAAGTTAAAGCTCGTGGCACAGAAAGCCTGATGGCAAATGAAATACGTAGTCAGAGACTTATGCAGTTTTTGCAAATTGCAAGTAACCCTGCACTCGCACCTTTTGCTAAGTTTCAATATGTAATCCGTGAGATTGCAAAGTCTATGGACTTAGACCCCGACAAAGTTACTAACAATATGGATGAAGCTGCACTGCAAGCAGAAATTATGAAAGGGTTCCAAACACCAATGACAGAACAACAAGCACCACCGGGTGCTGATGCTATGGACCCAACAGGTGCAGGTGGCGGTAACATTGGCACAGGACAAGCACCAGTGCCGGGTGAACAAGGATTTAGTGCAAATGGACAACAAGGAACTACTCAGCAAGCTCAAGCCGCTGGTCAGCAACAAACGCCAGTGGGACCACTTCAATAAATATTTAGATGCTTTAATTGAACAACAGCATCGTACATTAGAACAGGGTGATAACACCGTATTAATGCATCGTGCGCAAGGGGCTATTGCGGTGTTGCGTAATATCCAAACATTAAGAGATGCAATTAATGACTAATCCCCAAAGAAGAACCAAAGGCGGCGAAAGACAAAGGACAGAGGGTAGTGTTGCTTTAAAAGACATGGCTCAGTTTGGAGCAGAATCTATACCGGGAGTTGGTGAGGTACTAGCTGCAAAAAGAGTTGGTGATGCCATAGAAGAAAAAGACTATGTAGGTGCTGGCATAGAAGCTGCTGCAGGTCTAGTGGGTCTTGTTCCGGGTGTGGGAGACTTAGCTGCTAGAGGCATTAGAAAGTTTCGTAAAACACGTAAAGCATACAAGTTATTTGTAAAGGGTGAGGATGGAGAACTATATCCTTTATTTGTTGATGCAAACCAACCTGTAAAAAAAGGAGAGTTTTTAGAAGCTAACTTTCCAGATGTAGCATTTAAAGGAAAGCGTAGTGCTACGTCAAAGGAAAGTTTTTATGTGCCAACTAAGGGTGCAAAAAGAAGTAAGGGAGAAAAACCAAAAAACACAGGCACTCCTATAATGATACCAGATGAGGAGACTCGTCAGAAATTAATTGATTCTGGTTTTATAACAGATAGAGCAAAAAGAACAAAAGAAGCTCCCTTTGGAAAAGTAACAGCAGTAGCGGCTCGTCCGGGTTGGCACTCAAGTCAAATGCCAGTAGCTACACATCTAGGACCAGAAGATTTAAAAATAACAAAAAAGGAAGCTGAAAAACTTTTAAAAGCAGGTGTTGCTCCAGAAGCTATTATAAAGAAAAAAAATCAGTATTCTGTAAAAAGAAGAGCAGAAGACCAAGTATTTGCTGAAGTAGAAATGGCTGATGATGTTGATTATCAATCAATGTTGGCAGCAGAAGGTAAAACAGATATTAACGATAGAGTGCCTAGAGGTGGTAGCTATCGTTATTCAGATGGACAGGCTGATAGCGACCAATGGATTGTCGGCGGTGACATGAAAGTAAATAGAGAGCTTAGTAGAGAAGAAGCTAGAAAATTACAAGAAGAATTGGGTGTTAAAGATTTACCGTATAGAGATGAAGTAGAAGCCATATTAGGCAGACAATTTGAATTTAACGAAGGTGGTTTAGCCATGTTTCAAGGTGTAGATGACTATATGCTGTCACAGACAGAACCAGAAAAAATGATGAAGCCTAAAGAGTTGATGATGGACAAGGGCGGCATGGCAGAACAAATGGAACTCTTTGAGCCAGTAACACGTGGCTTTCAAGAAGGTGGCCTTAAAGATGAAGGTGGCAAAACAGACCCTGTGTCTGGCAACGAAGTGCCACCCGGTTCATTGCGTAAAGAAGTGCGTGATGACATTCCTGCTCAACTTAGCGAAGGCGAGTTTGTTTTTCCTGCAGATGTAGTGCGTTATATCGGTCTTGAAACATTAATGCGTATGCGCCAAGAAGCAAAGCAAGGCTTGGCACAGATGGAAGCTATGGGTCAGATGGGTAATAGCGAAGAGGCTACCATGCCAGATGATTTGCCGTTTGACATGTATGACCTTGAAGTAGAAGATGACGGACTAGAGATGCAAACAGGTGGTATGGTTACAACGCCTATGTCTACAGCTATGGGTGCTACAACTACGGGGGGTTCATATAATCCTGCGACTAATCAATTCCAGCCATTTAGTGGCGGCATGGGTTCAACTCAACCACAACCATTAGGCACAGCATTTGCAGCACCTACTGCCGCTTCTACTGCATATAGCCCACGACTAGGCGGTACATTATTTACACCTACTACTCCTGAAGTTCAGTATCAACAACCTACATTGTATGGCACAACTGGATTTGGACCAGAGGGGGTAGAGTTTGAGGATGTTACATATGTAAATGAACAGGGACAAATAATTAAATTTAAGCGTAACAAACAGACAGGGCAGTTACTTGATTTAAATGGTAATCCAGCAGTAGTGCCTGAAGGTTACACAGAAGAAATTAAAGAAGAAGAACAAGTACAAACAACCGCACCTACAACAGGCGTACGCACTCAAACAACAAGAGTTAGGGATGACGATGGTCGTGAGGACGAAACTGGAACTACGGGGGCTACTTTAGCTTTTGGAGGCACTAAAGGAAGAAGGTCTTCAGGATTTGGTGGAGATGAAGTTATAGATGCGATGAAAGGTTCTTTATCTTTTGCAACAACTACAATAGACCCAAGAACAGGTGTGGCAAAACGAGATATGCTTAGTAATCCATATGGATTTAGCCAACAACTAGCTGGAAGTGCGCTTGATGTTGTTTCTGGTGGCAGAGCAGGACAACCTCTTAGTTTACGAGATAATCAAGTAGGTATATTAAATGAAGATAAACGAGGAATTAGAATGAATGGTAATTTAGTCAGTAATGCTACAATTACTTTTGAACCTGAAGTATATAATACTGTAGTGACACGTTCAGGAAAAAGTAAAGTTACAAGGCGTCAAGAACTTGCAAATACAGTAAAATCAATAGGCAGTCTTTATGGTAAAGAGTATAGGGGTGAAATGTCGTATAGAGAGGCAAAGGATTTAGCTGATGCATTTTCTGATGGAAGGGGTAATGTAGATGTAGAAACATTAGAAGAAGTCTATGGAAAAGGCTTCTTAGACAGAATAGACGGTAATTCCAGCGAAGATAGACAGTTTGCTAGAGAAGTAGGACGGTCTATGGATGAAATAGCTAGTGGTCTTAAAGGAATGACACAAGCAGAAAAAGATAGATTCAAAGGTTTGATGGATGGTTCTATAAGCCCAGATACTGGACCCGATGGAAGACCTTCTGCACCTTCTGCACCCTCTAAGCCAGAGGACTTTGGCGCAATGTCACCTGAAGACCTTGCTGCAAGTCTTGGCGGCGGCGATGGCGGCGGTAGCCAAAGTGATGATATTGGTGGTGGAATGCAAGACGATTTTGACAGAGGTATTGATGGACCCGGTATGAAATCTGGCGGTCTAGCCAAACAGATGAAGCGCAGTGGATTAGCTTCTAAAAAATAATCCATAATATGTTGGCTACCTAATCCCCCACCCCGGCGTGGCTACGGTTGGCCCCAACGAGGAGAAGTACAATGGCTGAACAAGCTACAATTATGGCTGAAGAAATGAAGCCCGAAAAGAAAGTTGCGTTTGCAAATCGTAAGTACACTAACGAAGAAAAACGCAAAATGGAAGAAGAAGAACTAGAACAGTTGATGAAGGAGCAGAAGGGTGAAGTAGAGCAAGAAGCTGCTGAACCAGAAGAAGAACCTAAGAGCGCAGAAGAAAAAACATTTAAGAAGCGTTACTCTGACTTGCGTAGACATCAACAGCAACAGGCTGAAGAGTTTAAAAAAGAAATAGAAGCTCTTAAATCTCAACTAAGCCAAGCTGCACAGAAAGAAATGAAACTGCCTAAGTCTGATGAAGACATCGAACAGTGGGCAGCAGACTATCCAGATGTAGCAGCTATCGTTGAAACAATTGCTATGAAAAAGGCACGTGAGCAATCTACTGCCCTTGAAGAAAGAATGAAAGCAATTGATGAGTTGCAGTCTAGTGCTACTAAAGAAAAAGCTGAAGCAGAACTAATGCGTATACACCCTGACTTTGGTGAGATACGTGACAGTGATGAGTTTCACGACTGGGCAGAAGAACAGCCTAAGTGGGTACAAGATGCGCTGTATGACAATGACAATGACGCACGTTCTGCTGCTAGAGCCATTGACTTATACAAAGCTGATATGGGTATTAAAAAAGATAAACCTAAATCAGATAAAGCTGCAGCTAAATCTGTATCAACAAAAGACTCAAGAAGTAAGCCACAACAGGATGAAACTTCTACATATATAAAAGAGTCAGAAGTACAGAGAATGTCTGCACAAGAATATGAAAAGCATTCTGATGAAATCATGGAAGCTATTCGTTCTGGTAAGTTTGTATATGATGTAAGCGGTTCTGCACGATGAGTATCATATATAAACCACAAAAAGAAATGGAACTGTTTGCCCCTTTCGGTCCAACTATGGGATACTATCGTATGCCAGATGAGTTAGTCGAAAGTCTAAATAGCAAAATGTCTGATAGACTAGAAGACTACTCAGACAATTTAGTGGGCAAAGTAAAAGCAGAGTTAGCATTTGATGATGAAATAATAAAAATTGCACAAGAGGGTTTGGGACAATTTGTAGGTAAATACCAAGCCTATTCAGAAATACGAAACTCTCTTGGTGCAAAATCATTAGATGTAGAAAATTATAACTATGGACTGCAGGTAATTTCAGGTTGGTTTGTTAGACAATTTGAAAACGAATACAACCCGTTACATATACACACAGGGTCGAGATTATCTTGTGTGGGTTATCTGCAGCTACCTGAAGGTATAGAGGAAGAGTGGGAAGAGGACTACAAAGACCATCATCCTGCTAATGGACACATACAGTTTGCATCAGGCACACCATCAGGATATACCTGCACAAACTTTGTAGTCAAACCCCAAGTAGGTGACTTCTATGTGTTTCCTTCACAACTATTTCACTGCGTATATCCTTTCTACACAAAGGGTGAGCGTAGGTCTTTCAGCATGAATATGAACTTTATTGAAGTGCCGAAAGAAAAAAGTGTTGACAAATAGTTATATATCAGTATAACTATAGTCAGATTAGTGTAACTTTATTGCGCAACATTGTTACACTGAATGTCGCAAACAGCAAAGTCTTACGGATTACCTGAAGACCTTGGCCTGACCCGTACAGTCACACCCAAGCAAATCAGCCTCTAATAGTCTTGTGAGTTTGCATCTGTAAAATAATGCTAAACGGAGATTTAATCATGGCATTTACTACTGCTGCTGGTTATGGTAATCTTCCTAATGGTAATTTCTCTCCCATTATATACAGCAAACAGGTGCAGCTTGCTTTCCGCAAGGCATCTATTGTTGAAGCAATCACCAATAATGACTACTTTGGTGAAATCGCGCAAATGGGTGATTCCGTTAAGATTATCAAAGAACCGGAAATCACCGTTAAGGAATATGCACGTGGTACTACTATCACGCCGCAAGACCTTGACGATGAAGATTTCAACCTTGTAATTGACAAAGCTAACTACTTTGCATTTAAGGTTGACGATATCGAAGAGGCACACTCACACGTGAACTTCCAATCTTTGGCAAGTGACCGTGCTGCGTATCGCCTCGCTGACCAGATGGACCAAGAAGTTCTTGGCTATCTGTCAGGCTTTAAGCAATCAGCTATTCATGGCGCACCTAACACTGTTAACACAACTGTTAATGGTAGCAAGGCTGTAACCAGTGCTTCTGGTGGTGCTAACCTAGTTGGTGCTGAATTGCTTGCGTCTATGTCTTTGGACGCATCTGACTTTACTAATACATCAGGTTCTGCAGGTTCTGCAAACAACTGTATTGGTATTGAGCCACGTGCAGGTGGCGCAACGGCTGCTAAGTCCAGCACTGCTGGTAACGCATTCCCGCTGCAAATCATTGCACGTATGTCACGTCTGATGGACCAACAAAATGTTGATACCCAAGGACGCTGGCTCGTTCTTGACCCAGTT